ATTGAATACTATTTTTAAAAAAAAGATTTATGGCACAAGAAAAATATACAGTTTGGCAGAGGTTGAGTAAGGCTTTTGGTCCTAACGCAACAATGGACCAACAATCCCCTGTTTTTAAGTTTGACAAAAAAGAACTATTAAAAACTACAGATAAGACTGAGTTTGAAAAGGAAAAACTACAAGCTCAACAAACGGTATACATTGGAAAACAATGGCAAAAGGTTGAGAGTAACTTATACCAACAGGCGGTTTACTATGAACCAACAAGAATGGCTTCGTATTATGATTATGAATCTATGGAGTATACTCCTGAAATTTCAGCCGCTTTAGATATATACGCTGAAGAATCAACGACACCGGATCAAGACGGACACATATTAAAAGTCTATTCAGAGTCAAACAGGATAAAATCAGTATTAACGGATTTATTTACAAATAAATTGGACATTAATACAAATCTACCAATGTGGACAAGAAACACCTGTAAATTTGGAGATAATTTTATTTATTTAAAATTGGATCCAGAAAAAGGGATTGTAGGTTGTCAACAACTACCTAATATACAAATTGAAAGATTGGAAAAAGGTATGAAGTTTCAACCTGATAAGTATTCTCAAGATATGGAGAACGATTCTTTGAAGTTTGTGTGGAAAGAAAAAAATATGGAGTTCAACACTTGGGAAATCGGACACTTTAGAATTTTAGGAGATGATAGAAAATTACCTTATGGTACATCAATGTTAGAAAAATCTCGTCGTATATGGAAACAACTTTTATTATCAGAAGATGCGATGTTAATTTATCGTGTATCAAGAGCACCTGAAAGAAGAGTATTTAAAGTGTTTGTTGGTAATATGGATGATAAGGATGTTGATCCATACGTACAAAGAGTTGCCAATAAATTTAAAAGAGACCAAGTTGTTGATAACAAAACAGGTAATGTGGACATGAGATATAACCAAATGGCGGTTGATCAGGACTACTTTATTCCTGTTAGGGACGCTTCAGCTACTAACCCTATAGAAACGTTACCTGGAGGTACAAATCTATCTGAAATCGCAGATATTGAATACATCCAAAAGAAATTAGTCACAGCACTTAGAATACCTAAGGCGTATTTAGGGTTTGAAGAGGCGGTAGGTGACGGTAAAAATCTATCTCTACTTGATATTAGATTTGCAAGAACAATAAATAGAGTACAAAAGTCTATGATTGCGGAATTAAATAAAATCGCAATTGTACATTTATTTTTATTAGGGTTTGAGGACGAGTTAACTAATTTTACTTTATCCCTACACAACCCATCTAAACAGGCTGATTTATTATCTATTGAATTGTGGAAAGAAAAAATAACATTGTTTAAAGATGCCGTCGCACCTATACAAGATAGTGTTGCACCTGTATCAGCATCATGGGCTAAAAAACATATACTTGGGTTTTCTGATGAGGAGATTAGACTTGATTTACAACAACAAAGAATTGAGAGAGCGGTTTCTGCTGAACTTGGTAAAACTGCTGAGGTTATAACAAGAACAGGAGTTTTTGATAACATAGATAGCTTATATGGTAAAAAAGAAAGTGAAAAAGAACCATCGGCAGACACTGGTGACAGTGGAGATACCGGTGGAGATTTAGGTTCGTCACCACCACCATCAGGAGGAGATGAATCACCACCACCACCATCAGGAGGAGAGGCACCAACTGCCGAAAGATTGGTTAGTAGTGATTTAGATTTGTTATTAGAAGATACGTTATTTAGTGGTAAAAATTACATGAATTTATCTAAAGGTAGAAATTCTTTAATTGAAATGGACGACAGATTGAATAAATTAATAAATAAGTAATATTTATAATAAAAACTAATTATGAATACATTTGGTAATATTAAAACAAATATAGAAAAGACGGCATCAGAACTAGCTAAAAAACCAGAATTTAAAAGATTTATTTTTGAATTTAATGCCTTGGTTTTAAAAAACAAAGACATTAGTGAGTTATACAATATCTATGATGACTTATCAACCAAAAAAGGGATATCCCACGATATTGTTAATGATTACGTTAACGAATCTATAGAGTATTCTCAAATCCTTATGGAAAGTCAAACAAAAAACATTGGTTACTTAAATACATGGATATCTTCTTGGACTAAATCAAATCAAAACCAATATTCTGATATTGATAACGCAATTTACAATAATAGTATAAGAAATTTAGAATCCGTTTTAGAATCTAAAAATAACATAAAAAAAACATTAATAAGTGAAGAAAAAATTAATGTTAAAGAAAGTATACATTTACCAATAAAATCAATGGTAAGTATTGCAAATAAGACACTTTCTAAACAACTTTCAAATTTAACCGAATCAGATAAAGAAGAATTAAAAACAATCACATCTTTAAATAAAGATGAATTAAAAAAAGAAATTAATACTTTAAAAGAATCTATTAATTCAAAATTAAAAGTAACATTAAATGAATCAAAAGATAGTGATTTGTCTAGTGCCATACAAAACACGATAAATAAGGTTAATGATACAAAATATGATCATTATAATTTATATAAACTAAGAAAATTAAATACAGGGCTATGAGAAAGTTTTTTAAATCGTTGTTAGGTAACGGTTCAACAACATTATCATCTAAAAGATTTACTGGTATTATTTGTGTAATATCTTTAGTGATAGCATTATTTGTCTCTCTATTTTCTGCAGGAAAATTAACACCTAACGAATCATTGATTAATGTTATTGCTCTGTTATCTTTTGGTTCTTTGGGGTTAACCTCTACTGAAGCCATCTTTTCAAAAAAGAAAACCGATAAAAAGGAAGAGGATAATCAATCTGCAGAATAATTCTTTTGAATAAACTTAGCCTTTTGTATTATATCCCTCTGTTTAACGGAGGGTTTTTTGTATTCCTTTCTTTCTTGTAATTTTTGTATTTGTTTTGTTTTATATATCTTAAACTTATAAGCCTTTAACGCTTGCTCAATTGATTTTTCATTTTTAACTGGTACTACTATCATATTTTTTTCTTCTTAGAATATAAATATACGTAAACTTTTCATTTTTTGACAAGCGGAAAAGTTTTATTATACTTGTTAAAACAATAAACTTGTAAGTCATGAAAAATGAAAAAAGGAAAAACGTCAAAATTAAACATATTTGATGAAGCAAAATGTCACTACGGAACAGTGGACTCAAAAAATTTAAAATCAATTTATATTGTCCTACAAACGTGGGTTGAGCCAATCACAGAACAAGATAACTGGAATAAAATAACAGGAGAACTTAAAAGACAAATATTACACACACTATTAGAGGTTGCCGAACCAACCACTTTTGAAAAAAAATACATTGTTGATTTAGATTTAAGAACAAGTGGAATACAAAAGAATAAAAAAAATTTTTTAAATCTTGAAATCACCTTATTTATCCATAACCAAGTAACAGATTTTAAATCTCTTATTTTAAGAAGTAAAATTAAAAAAATATTACAAGCAATCTATAAAGACGACTTACAAAATTCAAAGTATTTCACATTAAGTAAGACAAAAACGAAAGAAACGATAACTCTATAATATTTATCATAAAAAAGATTATGAAGATATTAGGACCAAATGATACGGGTAATGGGATTCTTGTTGAATGGGATGCTGGAACCATTAACCCAAATGAATATAGAAACAGTCAAGTTATAAAGGAATCTTACGGTCAGTTAGACCACTCAAAACCATTTGTATTTTACGCGACACTTCAAAAATATGGAGTGCCAAATAGAAACGGTAGAGTTTATCCTGAGAAAATCTTAAAAAGAGAAGCCGAAAGATATAAAGACATGATTAATAAAGGAATGTCCATATCTGAACTTAATCACCCAGAATCGTCACTTATTGATTTAGATAGGGTTGCTCATATTATTACAGAAGTATGGTGGGAAGATAATGTGTTAATGGGTAAAATAAAATTATTAACTACACCAGGTTTTCACGAAAGAGGAATAGTTTCTTCAAAGGGAGATGTTGCTGCTAATATGATGAGACAAGGGGTTACTATGGGAGTATCTTCTCGTGGGGTAGGTTCATTGGTTAAAAAGGGAGAACAAAATGAAGTACAGGATGATTTTGAGTTAATTTGTTTTGACTTGGTATCTTCTCCGTCAACTCCTGGAGCATATCTTTATTTAAATAAAGATGATAGACCTAAGTATGAAGAAAAATTAACTGAGAACGAAAAAATAGATAATACATCTAATCCTATGAGTAAATCTGTTGACTTAATGAATAGATTATCCGATTATTTAGGTAAATAAAATTATTAAGAGATGGATGAAAAGTATTTTGTAGCAAGAGTAACCACTGATATGGTGGATGAAAACACAGGAAAAGTAAAAAAAATTAAAGAGGAAAAATTAGTTAAGGGTTTTTCACCGACGGATGTTGAAGCTAAGGTGACTAAAACTTACGAAACTTATACGATGGATTGGAGGATTACCGCCATTGTTGAAAGTAAGATTGATGAGGTAATTGAATAATTTTTTAATTAGTGAGGGGGTGAATTTAGGTTCACCCTTTTTTTATGCCTAAAAATATCACAACATAAGTCAATATTAAAGACTTTTTTCAAACTACTATATATTTATAATAAAAATAAACGCAAAATGCATTGCTTATTATTATGAGTATGGAAAAAAATAATTCGATAGTAGAGGAAGCTTTATTACAAATGAGAGCGGTAGAGGATGCTATCAATGAAAACGCAAAAGGAATACTTGCTTCAACCATGAAGGAAGAAATCAGTGAATTAGTAAGGGAATCTTTAGGGGGTTCAAAAAAATCAAAAAAGTCATTAGTCGAACAAGAAGAAGAAGATGATGTCGATGTTACAGATGAAACAGACGACTATACAGAAGACGGCGACGATACAGAAGACTTTGATGAAGAAGAATTCGACACAGATGTTATGGCTGGTTTTCCACCTGTAACAGGAGTTGAGGATGATAATCAAGATGCTATGGCTCCTTTGGATATGACACAGGCACCTATGTCTGATATATTAAAAGTATTTAAGGCTATGGGTGATAATGACGGAATCATTGTTAAAAAAGATGATGTTGGTAATATCCAACTAAACGACACTAACACGAACTCCGAATACCTTATTCAAATGGACGGCATGGATAACACTGAAATGCCAATGATATCACAAACAAATGAAAACGTTTTGTATGAGTTGAGTTTTGATGATGGAGAAGAGTATGGTGAATATGATGAATCGACTGATCCAACAGATACAAGTGGTGAGTCTGGATCGTTTACTGCTGAAGGGTGGGACGACGAAGAAGACGACGACGAAGATGGAGATGAAATCGTTTACGAATTAGAAATGGGAGAATCTTTCAAACCAAAAGGTAACGTAGGTAAAATGAAATCCAAGTATCCTTCAAAACTTAGAAAAGGTGTCACTGAAACAGATGATATTGAAG